TTATTATTAATTTATATTATATTATTTAATTATTATTTATTTATATTTATCTTCATAAATAATATTATCGTTTTTAATTTTATTTCTTTATTTTTGTCAAAAATCATAATTTTTTATTTTATTATATTAAAGCATAAAGATGAGATAAGTATTTAGTGAAAATTTCCCCTTATATCTCAACCGAAAAATTAACTAAACATTTGAATTTATGCTTAGTTTAATTAATCTTACTTTATTAATAAATGATATACCATAAGTTCACAACTCTTATATCAATACATCTTGCCATGTCCACAGATGTTCTACAAGGTTAATAGCTTCAAACCTCACTATTAACGATTAATAAATATTGGCAACCCTATACTCTTTTGGGGGATTAAGGAAGATAAATGAAGACACTTTCCCCATGTTGCGGGACACTGGCGTTCAATTACTGGTTAGGTAAAAGGTAGAAACCATAAACTACGGGAGCTAAGGGATTTCTAAATGTCCTTATTAATATTCAATTTTAATGTAACAAATAGCATTATCCAAACAATGTTGATTTTCCTTCTCAACAAACCTTAATGTCCACGACCCCCTTTCAATTACTTTTTATAGCACCTTAATTATCAAAGAGTATCAATCCAATCTTTCTATCAAATGTCTTCAAGCTATAAATTTCATTTTGGTTTTTTTATGACCATCCTAATTCTTAATAAAATAATAATACTCATCCCTTGTTAGTTGGCTTATGTGCAGGTAACAATAATTCGTGTTTCAGCACGAAAAAGACTTATTGACTTACTTCGTACCATTATTCTATCAGTGTATTAAGCTAATAAATATATTGTGTTTTAGTTTTCTTTCTAGTATTTTTTAAGTGATACAAACATCATGTGGGTATACACACTACTAAATATAACACTAACTTTTGTTATTGGTATATGTCAAAACCTCAATATGTTTTAATATTTCTTATGGAAACACATATAAAAATCCAGTCTACTTATCTCATCTTATTTCTTTTTAGGTTTAAATTTTCTATAATCTAATTGTCCTTTTAATTCTTTTTCTGAGAAAATTCTTTTTGACATTTTAATAATGAAATCTTTATCAACTAATAAGTTAAATATTCCACCTTTGTCAAATTTCTTTATTAATCCAAGACGATATAATTTACAATTAAATACACATCTATTTTTACTTCTTCTTTTAAGTATTCCATTTGCGATTAAATTATAAAAGAAATGTGGATTAACTTTTGTTTGTTCATCATAAATATTTTTGAAGAAATCCATATTTTTCATTTTATCATCTCCTTTCTTAAATATATTATAGCACAAAAAGAAATATTTGTCAACTCTTTTTGTAATTATATTATATCATATAATTTTTAATTTGTCAACACCTATTTCCAAAATAATTTATTTTATTTTGTTAATGGTATTATATCACATAAAATAAATCTTGTCAACTATTATTTTTATTGACATTTTATTTTGTTTGTGTTATAATATATTATGGGGAAATTATGTATTTTTAAAAGAATAAACAAACAAAACAAAAAACGATAATACTATATAGAGATTAAAAGAGGTTAAAAATGAAAACAAAATATGGTAGAAAATATAGAATATTGTATCAATATTTTAGAACTAAATGGAATGATGGTTTTGATGAGTTTAGGGAGAAATGTTTGGCAATGTCTATATTATGGGTTAAAAAAAAAGGAAAGAGATTACATACAAAAGATGAATTACAAGATTTACAGCAAGATGCAATCTTGTGTTTTTTAGAAGCAATGGAAAAATATAATGAATGTATTGGTAGGTTTTATGGATTATTTAAAATAAAACTAAAAACATTAGACCAACAATTTATGGCTAGATACATGGGAGTTAATGTTCCATATTATTTATATTTAAAGATAATTAAAGAAAAAGGAAGTTTAAGTATTGCATTTGAAGATTTTGTTGAATGGAAACTTGGGTATGTAAATTATAGAAAAATGGGGGTGTTTGAATAAAATGGCAAGAGTATTAAAATTTGATGATATTTATGTTCCAGTAGATAAGATAAGTTCTTGTACCATATCAAAAGATTTTGCATTTGGGATTGGAACAAAAGATAAATATACATTAAGTGTTAAAGTTGATGGTGGGATAACTTATAATGTTATTACTGGTGTTGAAGACAAGTCTTTATTAGAAACATTTATATTAGATAAGATTTGGGGAAATGCAGATGGTGTATTAACATATGATGAAACTCCATTAACAGCAGAAGAAAATAAAGTAAGAAAAGAAAAAATTAAGAAAGACAAAGAAGATGAAAAAAAACCAGATGAATTTAAAGAAGAAAAGAAAGAAGAAGTGATTGAAGATGAACAAATTGAGTTAGTCCCAGTTGACAAAAAAGAACCTTTAACAAAAGAAGAAATAAAAGAAGTCTTTAATAAAGCAAAGAAAAACAAAAAGAAAGGTGATTAATTATGCCACAATCAAGATTGAATAAAGATGAGATAATTCAATTAGCTTTCTTAAAATTAGGAGAACAACATCAATTATATCACAATAATATATCAGATAGATTATTAATAGCAGAACAATTATTTAATGATATTATAATGGATTTAGGTAGCGATGCTACCTTTACTTTTAATAGTAGAACAATAGAATTAGATAAGTTTAGTAATGATACCAATTTCAGAGGTGAATTTAAATATAATAAACCAAATGACTATTTAAGTAGAGTTTGGACATCTGATTTTAAAGCTAGAATAGAAGCTGAATATATTTGGTCTAAAAATGACACACTTCAACTTTGTTATTGTTATGAAATGAATTTAAGTGATTATCCTCTTTATCTTAAAAAATTAGTTGTACTTAAATTAGCGAAAAGATTAGCAGAGGTTTATGATGGATATTATCAAAAAATACCAATGTTAGACAGAGATATAATTGATGAAACAAATAGGATTGTAACACAAGAAGGGTTACCATTCCCAATGGAGAGGTGATTAAATGGCTGGTGGACAAACTTATCAAAGTGTATTCAATTATGGGGAAGTTGGACATTCACTAGATGGATTTAGGGATAGCGATATAGCAAAACAAAGTGCTACAAAAATAGTCAATTTTTATGTTAGTGAGATGGGTACACTTCAAGTTGCTAAACAATATGAACAAAAAGATATAATAGATTTTACTGGTGGATATGAACATATACCTAGAAATGAATTTTCATTAACAGATAAAATTTGTGAAATAAAGAATACTAAGTATTCTTTTTTTATTGCAATAGGAGAAAAAGCTATATACACAATTTCTAAATCTAATAAAAAAATTATAAGTAAAATTAATTTTGATGGAGATAAAAAATTATTTGATCAATTTTGCAATTCAAATGTATTTCAAGATTATATATTTATTAGATTAAAGAACAGCACAATTAAAACATATACATATAATAGTAATGGTGTTTTGGGTACATTTGATTTTTTTTCACAAATTAAAATACCTTATCAATCACAAAGAAGTATTACTGTTGATGTATATAAATTGTTTGAACAATTAGATATTAAGGGACAAAAAATTATAATGCCAGTATTTATCACTTCATTTAGAGATAATACAATTCGTTTATCTTTAACAAGTAATGGAGATATAACTGTTGCTGGTATTAATATTCCAATAAAAAGATTATATGTTACTTATAGACAGGCATTAAGTCAAGATACAATAACAACAACTGGAATGGCTGTTGGGGATTATTTTCTTGTGATGAGTACCTTTAATAAGATAGATAAAAATAAAAGACAAGGATATTTTATAGATGGTAGACCATTAGAATTTAGAGAAGCTAATAGAGTTACAGATGTAAAATATGGTGGAGATTATTATACTAAATTATTTGCTAAATGGGATTTTGATAGTCCACAAACAATAGAAGTATCAGATGAAATTACATATGGTACACAAGAAAATTTCATTAAAGATTTAAGTAATATTGTAGATTTTTGTGAATTTCAATCTCGTTTGTGTATTGCTACAAAAGATAAGTTATATTTTTCTAAGGTTTTGGATATAACAGATTTTAGAACTGGTGTAGAACAAGATAGTGGATTTTATATTAAGCCTTCAACTATTGAAGGAAATCAAAGTGATATAATGAAACTTATTTCTGGTAATGGAGTTTATGTATTATCAACAGAAGGTATTTATATATTTAGTTATGGTGAAATGGCAACTGCTCAACATCAAAATATAAGAATTGCTAGTACAAATAATCCAACAGCAATAGCTACATTAATTGATGATATACTTTACTATATAGATGTTACTGGTATACTTCGTTCAATAATACCAACATATAGTAATGGAGTTGTACAATTCACTAATATTACAGTTGATAAATATTCTCATGACAAATTTAATTATATCTATTTAACTAAAAGTGTAATTAATAATAGAAATTCCTTAATATGTACAACTAATAATAGTACAAAAGAATTTAAGGTGTTTGAATATGTTGGTGAAAATTTATTTAGAAGAACAACTATTGAATTTCCAAATACAGATATAATTATTGGGTATGGACAAGATTTGATTTGTGGAAGTAAATATTATCAAATTACACCATTTAATATGTTACATTCGCAATTAGTGTTAAATTTACCATTTATACAAACTAATTTTGGTGGAGTATATGAAAATGATTTTACTCAAAATTATAATAGATGTTCAATGAATATATTTAATAAAAATAATTCATATATAAAAGATGTATTTATAGCTAAACAATTAATACAACCTACTCAAACACAAATAGGAGATTATAATGTTTATGATTTTAAAGGTAGTGTATCTATTATGGATTTTACTATTGACTTATATATGTATACAAAACAAGAAAGAATTAAATTAAAGAAAAGATATGATGATTTAAGAAAACAAAGACAGGGTAATCCAAATTTAATGTATCCACCTTTACCAAATTTCCAAATAGAAAATGATTTGGTTGGAGATAGAACAATAGAATTAAGGGGAATTAATTGTTGGTTAAAATAAATAAGGGGGTGAATTAATTGCAAGAGAAGAAAGTAGTTGCTACAATATCATTAGATGATGTTGTGGAAGAAAAAGAAAGTAAAGAAGAAGAAACAAAATCATCTCCTACTAAAAAAAAAGAAAATAATTTAGTTATAGAAACAGCTGTGGTGGTTGGAAATGAAGAACCAGAATATTTAGATGTTGATGAAAAGATTAGACAAGCAAGAGCAGAGTATATAACAACTGATATTTCATTAAAAGATGTTGCTACCAAATATGATATAAGTGAAAGAAAACTTAAAAAGCATATGTCGCAAGGTAAATGGAATATTCTTAAAAGAAGTGCTGATTTACAAGAATTTATGATAGATGTTGTAAATGATATATATGGGACAATAGATGTTTTTGAATATATCAAACATCTATCACTAACTTGTTTAAGAAGAGGAGAATATCAAAATCCAAAAGATATAGCAATATTAACACAAACATTTAAAATGGCGAATGATGAAATAACTAAGTTAAGGGTTGCTAATGTCAATAACCAAAATGTCAATGTTGTTGAATTAAAAGAAGGTGATTGATGTGGCTTTGAAACAATTAAATATGGGAAATATATTAATGACACTTTATGCTACGGAAAGAAAGAAAACATTTAATCCAATGAGATTTATTCCAAGACCATATCAAAGAGAGTTAGATAAATTAATTAAAGAAGAAACAGAAAGTAACAATGGAACACCAAAGCCACTATTTATATCATGGTGCCGCCGGGTTGGCAAGGATCAGTGGGCGTTTTCTAGGGCAGTTGAGCGTTGTATAAATATTCCAAATTTTAGAGTTATGTATATATTCCCAACTGCTAAGCAAGGAAGAAAAAATATATTAGAGGGTATTACAATAGATGGACAAAGATGGATAGAAAGTGTTGTTGATCCACAAGTTATTAAAACAACTAAAACAGGAAGTTTGTATTTTAATGATGGAAGCATTAAATTTAAAAATGGTTCAATCATAGATATTTACGGCGATGATAGTGAAAATTTGGTTGGAAGCAATGTAAATATGCTTATTATATCAGAGGCTGCAATGGTAAAAGAAAGTACATTTGATTACTTATTGCCATCTACAAGGAAAGTCAATGGAGAAATTATATGTATATCAACACCAAGACTAAATAGTTGGTTTAATAAAAAGTTTTTAAACCCAGAAGCAGATATAATAAAATCTATTGTTACTGCATATGATGCAATAGATAATGATGGTAGTAGAATATATACAGATGAAGAATTGGAAACAATTAAAACTCTTATGTCGGAAGAACAATTTGCTTCTGAGTATATGTGTGATATGACTGCATTTAATGAATTGTCTATTTATGGTAAATCACTTAAAAAGGCAACTTGGATTGATATGCCAATTATTGAACACAAACCAATATTTGTTTCATTTGACTTAGGTATATCAGATAATACAGCTATGACATTTGCTATTTTTGATGAAGATAATAAAGTTAAAATTATACATCAACATAGAAATAGAGAGAAACCAACACAATATTATATTGATTATATTAAACAATTTTGTATGAGATATAGAATACCACAACAAATGATAGAAATTATACTACCACAAGATGGTGGAAGTCAAATGGATTATATAAGATATTTAGCAAGTAGAAGTGAAGTTTATCGTGCAGCTGGATTTAAGGTTACGGTATTAAATCACATATCTGTATTAAGAGCAATAGAGATAACAAGAACTGGAATAGAAAATGGAGATATACAATTTGTAAATAATATGGAAGTAAGACAATTTACAGATGTATTGAAATCATATGAGTGGAAAGTTGCTGTTACAGGAGAACCAATTTTAGTACCAAAACATGGTAGTGGATTTAGTGCTTCTAACGATGCAGATAGTTTAGAATATTTGGCTATTTATTTCTTATATGAAAAATATAGAAAAGCACATAGTTTTGATAGTGGCGTTATATTTACTAAATAGTAGGAGAGGATAAAATTGATAAAAAATGTATTAAGTATTGATATAGATTTTTTTATGAAAGATTTAATTGAATATCAAAAGTTTATTGATGATGAAGTTGAAGATCCAAATTTAGCTTGGGATATTGCTAAAATGAAATATAAAAAAGATTTTGTTATAGATGAAGAAGCTAAATTATGGGTTAAAGATTTAATTCAAAAGAAATGTAGTAATGTTAAGAAATTTTGTATAATACAAGAACACGATGAAATTTATAATTTAATGAAGTCTTGGGGTTGTAATAATGCAAGTTGTACAAATATAGATTATCATCACGATATAACATATCAACAAGATGATAGTAGGTTAAATATAGAGAATTGGGTTAAGTATGCAAGAAAAGATAATTTGATTTATTCTTATTTATGGATACATCAAGATGGAAGTGAAATGTGTGCAGAAAGTCCAATACAATATATGCATGGTAGTTGGAAAGATTTTACATATAAAGAAATGGATTTAATACCAGAATATGATGCTGTTGTATTTTGTGTATCTAAATATTTTACATATTATAAATATTGGAATATAGCGGAAGAATTACAAAGTTATCTTATCAAAGTATTAAATGTAAACAAAGTGTTAGACAATATTAAAAATTAATTAGAGGTGAATTAAATGGGATTTAGAAGGGCATTTAGGAGAGCAACAAGAAGTATAGGTAGATTAGGAAGAAGTGCTGGTGGATTTATTGGTGGATTAACTGGTAGAGGAAGAAGTGATGATGGTGCTGGTGAAGGGTATCAAGGAATAGATCCAAACCAATATAAGGCATTGCAGGATCAATTTGGACAATTACAAAACCAATATAATCAATTAAATGGACAATATCAACAATTAGCACAAAACAATAAGAGTATGACAGATCAATATGGTACATTAAATAACCAATTTAATCAAATGATGAACCAATATAAAGCTATGGTTGAAAGAAATAATGGATTACAAAGCACAATAGATGATAAGAATAAAGCTATTCAACAAGAGCAATTAAATAGAGAAGCTGAAAAGTCTAAATATGATGCTTTAAACCAAGCTATTGGAGAAAGAGGAAAATTTGATCAAACACAAGATGAAGGAAATGGACAAGGTGCTGGTGAAAATAGTTATGGTATAGATAAAAAAGGAATAGATTTTACAAGTCAAGTTAATCCAAATGGAGATATAAAAGATGATGATGATATAAAAAGAAGATTAAGTAGAATACTTCAAGAAAGAGGACAAATAAGATAATCCTTATAGAGAGGTGAAAGATGGGATTTAGATTAAGATTTAGAAGTGGATTAGGAATTGGTCGTGCTGGTAAAAGACTTTGGAAAGGAATATTTCAACCAATAGAAAAAGCAGGGAAACAATTATTATCTCCATTTAGACAAGGTAAAGAAATGGCTAAGGCTATGGAAGATCAAGCTAAAAGAGAAGAACAATGGAGAGATGATGCAAGAAAAAGACAGGATGAATTAGATGCAATTAATGATAAAAGAAAGAAACAAGAGGATCAAATTGCAGATGAAAGAAGAAGAACAGAACAAATGAAAAATAATCTTGATGATCAAGATAAAAATTTAACTGATAAGAAAACTGAATATAATGGTGGTTCTGGTAATAGTGGAAGTGGAGTGCTTATCAATGAAGAAGAATTAAAAAGAAATCAAGGGAATGCACAAAACAATGGTGGAAATTTAGATGATTACAGAGAAAGATTAAAGAGAATGATGATGAAAAAATAAGAGGTATAAATGGATAAAGTAACGATACAGTTTTATTTAGATAAAGCAAAAAAAGCTAAGGAAGCTGTTAAACCAATATATAATGAAGTTTTAAAATATACTGATCTAACTTATCAAATTACAGATAGTACAACAAAGGAATTAAAGCCAAATTATATAGATAGTTTAATACCAACATCTTTAAATGATCTTGTATCATTTCTTATGTCATCTGTATTTAGTAGAACAACAAAATGGGCTAGTGTTGAAATGAATGCTAAATTATATCAACTTGTTAATGGATATGAAAGTGATTGGGTAACAAATGATAACATACAAAGATTAAATAAACAATTAGAAGATATTACAGATGTTACCTATACCTACTTAAATCAATCTAATTATTATGCAGAGATTGGGCGTTCATTAAAAGAATGTGTAAATATAGGAGTTGGAGCTTATAGGGTTACAGAAAAAGTTGACCCTATAATGCCTTTTATATTTCAGTATGTACCATTAGATGATTTGTATTATTGGGAAGATAGCTTAGGTAGACCATACTATGTATTTAAGTATGTAAGAAATATTAATACAGTTGGTTTAAAATTAATGTTTGGAGATGAAATTAAAGTACCAAAAGATGCTAAAAATCCTAATGAAGATATGTTTTCTGTTATTGAAGTAATTACACCAATAGAAGAAAATCAAGGTAATACAAGTGGATTAGGGGTAGGAGATACATTAGGAAATAAATTTATGTATCAAGTATTCACTGATGATTTAGGAGAAGAATTGATGTCTAAGGAATTAGATTATTGTCCAATAGTTATATTTAGATGGGATAAAGAAGGAAGTAATCCAAATGGATTGGGATTATCTATGCTTGGATTAAAGGTATTTAAAGACTTAGAACAAGCTAAAAAGCAAAGAGAAGCATCAGCTGAAAAATTATTAAATCCACCTTTATTTATTCAAGGGGATAAGCTATTGGCTCAAATGCTTTCATTAGATGCTAAGGCAGTAAATTATACTGGTACAATGACACCTATGCAAAGTCAATTAAATGGTGGAGTTAAGGTTGAACCAATACAAACAGTTGGGAATTTACTTCCATTAGATAAAGATATACAAGAGTATAAACAAGCAATTAGAGAACTTTATACATCTCATCCATTGGGACAAATAGATGAATATAAAAGAAGAAGTGCTGGGGAAAGTGAAATTAGATTAAGAGCATTAAGACAAAAATGGAGTAGAGCTTTTGAGTTTATAGAAAGAGAACTTTTAACACCAACATTTTTAATTCCTATGCGTATATTAATACATCAAAAGAAAATAGAATTTGAATTAGGAGATTTAGATATAACATTAATCAATTATAAGAATGCTTTGGCTACAAACCAAGAAGCACAAAGTGTTGAAAAAGTTATGTCTTATATACAAACATCTGGTGCTGTTATACAAATGGCTCAAACAGCTGGATTAAAAGTTGAAAAGACTTTAAGATATTTCCAAGATAATTTAGGTATACCATTAGAAATTAGAATGACAGATGAAGAAATGCAACAAGCTCAACAACAACAAGTTGCACAACAACAAGAAATGCAGGCGATGGTTATGCAACAACAAAAAAATGATTTAAGAGGACAAGAAATTGCTAATGATCAACAAAAAATGGCTATGCAACAACAAGCACAACAACAAGCTATGTTAGAAGCAATGCAATAAAATTATTAAAATATAGTAAAATAAATAAACAAAATGAAAAACGATAATACTATATGAGAGGAAAGTAAATGGAAACAAAAAGAATAAAAATATACGAAGATAGATATTTAAGTTTGGTTAAGCAATTTGCTACAAATGATGATTTTAATGAGTTGATTTCATTAGCAAATACTATATATAAACTTTATGTTATGGATTGCAAAGCTAGTGGGCAACCATTAGTATATGAAAATTTTGGCGATATGCTTTTATATCAAATAACTAAATATCAAGAAAGTAATTATGGGGGTAATTAATGGAAGGACAAATACAAAATCCTTTAAATAATAATGTAAATACAGATCCAGCTGATAAAAGTAAATTACAAAATCCATTAGAAGATAAAGTTGGTAATGTAGAAAATCCATTATTACAAGGGAATGAAACAAATCCTACAAATCCAATAGAACAAAAACCAGCTATAAATCAATTTGGTTTACCTGTTGATGGAGATGTAGGAGATATACAAGAAAATAAAACAGATAATTTAGATGAACAAAATCCTATTGATCCAACTGATAAAGATAATCCATTGTTAAATGATGTATTAGATACATTAGGTAAACAAAATGGAATAGACGAAATGTTAGAAGGATTAGGAATTGAGGGTACAAAATTTGGTGGAGTAGATTTAGCGGAGTTTCAAGACTTCTTAGATTTTGAAACACCAGAAGGTAGAGAGGAGATATTAAATGAAGTAAAAAGATTAAAAGGTTATGGTTATAGTGATGAACAAATAAAAGAATATACTGTTAATTCACTAGAACAATATAATGAAGGGTATCAAGCTGCTATGGTAGAAATACAACAACAAGGTAATTATAGTGATGAAGCTATGACACCAGCAGAAATAAAAGCAAATCTTGAAGCTAATTTATCAAGAGTTGAAATAATGAATATCCCTACATTATTAAATTGGGTTAAGGCAAACATCAATTCAGAAATTTTAACTAATGATTTATTAAATGGGATGTTTACAGATCCAACATCTATAAAAGTATTAAATGCACTTTATAATGGAAGCATGAAAAATAATGGGGTTAAGACACAAGAACCAAGAATAATCAATAATGTACAAAATAAAATGCAAATACAACCATTACAAGCTATGCAATTTTATAGAGACTGGTTAGGGAAACAACCAAGTGTAACAAAAGAACAAACTCTTGAACAAATAAATAAATTAAGAGGAATGATTGGAGATAACTTATTAGGAGAATTTGATGAATTGTTTAATGTTTTAAAATAAATAAATTAAATTAAAGAAAGGATTATATGTATATATTCTGTGCATATATGTCCGTATGAGGTGAAAGAAAAGAATGGCGTATAATATTACCCAAGCAAAACAAGCTCAATTTGAAGCTGTTATGCTACAAAAATTAAAAGAAGAAAAAGGTAATCTATTATTAGGGTATGGACAAAAAGCAGTTGTAAAAGGTGCTAATACACATACATTTTATAGATTAGGAGAAAGTACAGTTGATAATGCAGGAGATTTTAATATGTATAAGGATGCATATACAGGTTCTGGTGGTACAGCAGAAAAAGTAACTGTTACTATTGAAATGATATATGCAAGTGATAGAATAAAGAAAGAAGATATAAACTCAACTACTATCAATTTAGAAAGTTCTTATATTAAATCTTTATCAGATGCATTAGCAAGAGAAGTAGATAAGAAAATATTAGGAGCAATAATTGCAAAGAAATCTGGTGGTACACCTGCTGCTGGTAAATTAACTCCAATGGGAGATAGCACAAAAGCATTAACTGATACTGCTAATATAGATGCATTAATTCAATCAGCTGTTTATGCTGCTACAAATGTTAAAGATATGACTGCATCTACTGGAAGTAATGGAGTTGCATTAGTATTAACTGCAAAAGAATTTTCACAATTATTCACTGTTGAAAAAATAGCTTCTAATAACTATTTAGGTGGATTAAAAGAAGGAACTTCAAGTTTAAAAACTTTCTTAGCTTGTGAAGTCGTAAAAGTATCAGAATATGCAAAACCAAAAGATAATGGTGGAACTGGTATAAATGCTATATACTTTATTCCTACACAAACATTTGGTGTGGCTTCTTGGGAAAATGACTTAGAAGCAAAATCTTGGGAAGACTTAGCAACTGATAGTATAGCTTGTAGAGTTAAAAGAAGTTTAGGAGTTGCTGTAATAGAACCAGAAAGCATAATTGAATTTTTATACAAGGCTTAATAATTAGTTAGGTGTAGGATAGGGGGTAGTTAATTCTATCCCCTATTTTTAGATTATAGAGAGGTGATTAAATAAATGGCGAAGTTAAGAAATATCTCATATATAGTAAAAGAGATAGTTATTAACTCATCTACTACAAACTATGAATTAAATGGTATAGTTGGAAATAATTTGGAATTTTATGGATTAGATAAAATTACTGGAAATTATAAAGAACTACCAAAGGCTTGGTATCAATTAATTAAAAATAATGGGAATTATGTATTTAAGGTAGTAGACCCATCTATATTTAATTATTCTAAAATTCAAGTTGCTCTATGGTATGATAATAAAAGTTTAACCTATGCAACTGAATTTAATCCAGATATAAAGGTTTTAGTAGATAGATATAATATATTAGTAAATACTGTTTCACAATTATGGGAATATACAAAAAGACAAATGATAGTTGGAGATAGTATGGAAATGCACTTAATACTTCCTAAATTAAAAAGTGAAGAATTATGGATATGTAAAGGAGATCATTATGAAGCAATTTCGCTTGTTGACGTAAATGCAGAATTAAGAAAATTAATTGATAGATATGCTGCTATGTATAAGGTTGAGTTAGAACAAAAGGCAAATGAACAAAAATTAGAAATAAATAGATATGTTCAAGAGTTAGGTACTCAACAAAGAAATGAATTAGAAAATTATAAGAACCAAAAAATAGGAGAATTATTATCTAAATTAACAGAATTACAAAATCAATTTAATTCATATGTATTACAGAAACAAAGTGAAATGGATAATTATAAGCAAATCCTTCAAAATAAGTTATATACTGATAGTAAAAAAGAAATTGATGATTATTCAAAAATAAAAATAAGAGAAAATGAAGCAGCTATCCAAAATAAGGCACAAGAGATATTGACTAATTTAGATAAACCAATAGAAAATATAGTTCAATTAAAAATAGATACTTTATTTCAAGCTACAAGTCCTAGATATTTAAGTACATTGAAATCTCAAATAGACACTTATTTAAGTAGTGAATTAAGTAAAATTCATCAAGGGTTGGAAGCAAAGATTGATAATTATATTGCTACAAAAGATAAATTAATTACAGATAAAGTTGAAGATATTGCAACAAAAGAAATAACAAAAGCTGTTGCAAGAGCTAAGGAAAATGTAATTAATGAAATAGAAGCAAATAAAAATCAAAAAGTTCAAGAAGCTATTAGAGATTTTACTAATCAAGCAAATACTTTAACTACACAAAAATTAAAGTTAATTGAAGATGCTGTTAATAAAGCTATCACACAAGATTTAAAAAATATAATTTCAAATAATGTAAATCAATATATGCAATCATTTAATGTTGTGAGTTCAAAAGAAAATGGTAAAATAAAATTAACTTTTACATTAAAAGATTTTAGAAAAGAAATAGAATTACCAGATGGGGAATTACCAGATGGGAATACTATATTAACTAAGATTAATAATGATGTACAAAAAACAACACAATCGTTTAAAGATTTTAAAGATAAATTAGAAATACCATTACCAGTTGATATTTCAAATTGTTTTATGCTTAAAGGCGTAGCAAATGTTGATTTAAATACATTGGTAAAAGATACTGATGTTGGGTATTATTATGTAACAACTGCAACAAATAAACCAGAAGAAAGTGAATTTGCGATATTATTTGTTTATAAATTTATTTCATATGTTATGCAAAAATATATAATAGATCATCAAAGAATATATATTCGTTTAAGTGGAGATAATGGGCTACATTGGAATAATTGGAAAAAAATATCTAGTGATAATAATAATAATGATTTAAGAATTAAATTTAATTCAAATAATAGTGCTACATTTTTAAGTAATAATGAAGATTTTTGGTTTAATCCAGATACAATCAGTGGTAATGTAACTATTTCAAATTTTTATTTTGGTAATGGAAATACCTCTAATTTAGCAAATATATATTGTAATACATTAAATGCTAAAAATAAATTAATAGCACAAGGAGAAATAATATCAAGTGGAGATATAACAGCATTTAGTGATATTAGATTAAAAACTAATATAGAGAAAATAGAAAATGCTTTGGATAAAGTTTGTCAATTAAATGGATATACTTATGATATGAATAATAAAAGAAGTACTGGGGTTATTGCACAAGAAGTTGAAAAGGTATTACCAGAAGTTGTACAAGATAGAGAAGATGGATATAAAACAGTTGCATATGGAAATATGATTGGATTATTGATTGAAGCCATTAAAGAATTAAAGGAAGAAATTAAGGTGATTAAAAATGGCATTTAAATATTCTCAAATCATAAATTTAATGAGAGATAATTATAAGGGAGTTATAAAAGCATCTGATCCAGATTTTGCTGGATTTTGTACAAATGCACATAGAGCAGCACAAAAAATCGGTGTTACATATGTACAAACAAATATAACCTCAATATCATTGGATGGTATCAATCATATTAATTTTAATAGTAATAATAAAAACTGGCAAATGTTATATCCATTTCAAGGAACAATTCATTTTTTTATTGGTAAAAATGATGAACAAAAAAATAACTATATAAGATTTGGTTGGAATACATTATTAAAATATCTTCAAACAGAAACAATACCAATTAAAGAAAATAATTTTAGTATTTATATGAATTATTTTTATGCAGATCCACAAACTCCTAGTTTTAATTTTTGGGGAGATGATTTTGCAATAATTGGATATAGTCATCATACACTACCAAGAAAAAACACATGGAATAATGGAAATGTAAAATTTACAGATTTAAAAACTAATGAAAATGGATTTGGAGATATTTTGTTTTTTGCAGCAAAAGTTCCATATAGTATTGATGATGGTTGGTCTACTGGCGTTGGATTTATATTTAAAGATATTCATAAAAATATAGATTTTTTTAAAAAATATGTTGATAGAAATACAAGTTCAAGATATAATTTTAATGTATGGTCATCATCTGTTAATCCACTACCATCAAAATTATGGGCATATGATATTGATATATTAATAAAGGGAATTGAATTTAGTCAGCATGATAGAAATGATTATGAAGAAATTAATTTAGATAATGAATATATTGATTTTAAATAGAGGTATAATAGATGAATAAATATAAATATATATTTGATAAACAAAAAGCAAAATTAAATCAATGGCAATTAATAGATGTTAAAAATGAAGATAGTGAAATAGATAATAATTTATATTGTTATTGGTTAGGAAATGAGTATCCATCTTTTAGTATGTTCTATGATGAACAAAAAAATATAATTCGTGAAAAAACTAAATATGAACAGTATATTTTGAAAGAATACAAATTACAAGATGGAGAATATATAGAAGACAAAGAAATAAAATATAAAGAAAAACCAAAACAAGATAAATGGTTTTGGTATTGGAAAGATTTTAAGTGGCAATTTGACTTTATTGAATGGAAAAAATCATTAAGTCAACAATTATTTAATTTTAGAAATCAAGCATTTAATAAAGATTTAACATATAATAATTTTATTTTTAGAATGTTACCTATTGATGTAGAAAACTTTAAGGAAAAAGCATTACAAATATCATTGGGATTTGCTCAATTAACAGATATAGTTGAATGGAGATTAAAGAATGATGAAGTACAACAATTTACTTTAAAAGAAATACTTGAAATTTTAGCTATATGGGGAAAAAGAAAAGTAGATATATTTGAAAAGTTTAATAAATTATATGTTAAGTTTATGATGATATTAGATGAAGATGAATTAAGACAATTTATGAAAGAGGTGGAAGAAGAATGGAAATGATTAATCAAGTTATGGCTGACAAACAATTATTTATTAGTACAATAGTTTTATTTGTAATTATAGTAGGATTGGTAATTTATATTTTAAGAACAAAAGGTAGAGAAGCTGTTTTAACTTTAATTAGAAAAGCAGAATATTTATTTGACTTAAAAGGTAAAGGAAAAGAAAAATTACAATATGTAATTGATAATGCAAAATCATTTGTTCCTGCTCCATATAAATGGTTTATTAGTATTGAATTAATTAATAAATTAGTTGCAATGTTACAACCAGAATTTAAGGCAGACAAAGATATAAAACAAGGTGAATAGTATGTTATCTCCAAAAATATTTTCAGTAAGTGATGAATATTGGGAGTTAGCAGAAGATTTTGATTATACAATAAATGATAAATTTACTATTCATGTACCAAAAGGGTTTAGGACAAACTTAGCTTCAAGTCCTAGACCTCTATGGTTTGCTATATCTCCATTTGGAAAACATAATGCAGCTGCTGTTGTACACGATTATTTATATAGTAAAGAAAATAATACTGGGATTAATCGTACATTAGCAGATAAAATATTTTATAAAATTATGTTGGAATGTGGAGTAAATAAAATTAAAGCTAAATTAATGTATTTAGCTGTAAGGCAATTTGGTAGTATATGTTGGCAACACAAATTAGAAAATGAAGGATATGAAGATAAAGCAATATGGGATAAAAGTGATAAAGCCATAGAATACTATGGTAAAATGAGAGATTTATTAGGGGTGGTATAGATGGATTTTGATCATATTTTTACCACTCTTAATTTTATAGTTGGAAGTATTCTATCTTTTATTATTTCTTCTTTGGGTGGTCAAGATAAATTATTGGAATTTTTATTTATTGTAATGATAACAGAGTTTTTTACTACACTTTATTTATCATTTAAGAAAAAAAATAATATAACACAAAGACAAAGAATAGATAGTATATTACAGAAAGTAGGAATGTTATGGATAGTTGTATTAGGTGTAATGTTAGATAGAATTTTTGGAATTGAAAACCAAACACTTAATACGAGAACAATGCTTATATCATTTTTTATAGGGCATGAAGGCTTGACAATTTATGATAATTATTCTATAATGGGTATAGGACTTCCTACAAGTTTAAAAAGAATGTTTGAAAATATGCAAAAGAGAGGTGAATAGAAATTGAGTCCACAAGCAATTATGGGTGCAATTAATGGTGGTATGTCTATGCTTCAAGGGTTCATGGATTATCGTGCTGCCAAAAGAGTTGCTAAGATACAAAGAGGAATGGCAGATAAACAATTTGAGTTTGATCGGCAACAAATGATAAAAGCCTATGCTAATAATTATGGTAAAATGATGATGGAGTATGCTAGTGCTATTAATAGTTTGGACAATCAATTTCAACAAGGGAAAACTGCCATCAATATGATGCTTCAACAACAAGGTGGAGCTGGTATAGATATTGATGGTAGTTCTTTGAGAAATGATATGGAGAATAGATTGAAAGATGAAATGCAACAATCTATTAATAAATTGACAACAGAGAGCATAATTAAAAATAGAGATGCTTATCAAAATTTTATTGGAGAAGAATTAGGAATAGGAATACAACACAGCAACACTATCTTTGGAATAACTGCAAATAAGATACAACAAGAAAGTCAAGCTATGGCTAGATTTTTACAAGGTGCTATGGAAGCAGGACAAGCAATAGCAAGTGATGGAATAATGAAAGGAAGAATGGAAATGCAACAATCGTCAATTAATGGAGATGGTGGAGTTGGTTCATTTATAAATAAAATAAGACAAGGAAGTGATTATTATAATCATCAAATGGTTGGTAGGGAAATGCGTAAACCATATGATGTTGATAGTACATTTAGAATAAAAAATGGTGGTGGAATAAATGGCTAATAAAATTTTTATACAAGATCCACAATTAAATATAGCAGCCAGTGTTCCAGCTGCTGTTAATATTGGAGTACAAAATGTAGATACATCTAGTCCTGTTATAGGACAATTTGGACAAATGTTGGCACAAATTGTTGGACAATATCAAGCCAATAAACAACAAATAGATTATGCAGATATGCAATTTGAATTAGACCAATTAGAAAAACAATGGCATTTAAATAATACGGCAGATCCAAATGTATATAAAACAGAAGAAAGTCGTGGTAATTTAGCTAAATCTTTAAATGAAAGACTTTTACAAGAACAAGATATAATAAATAAATATAGAGATAAAATTGGAGATGAAAATTATTATAATTTTAGTAAACAATTTCAATTACAATTAGCAGATGAAATGGCTGCTATTCAAACTGGAATTAATCAAGGGTTTATAGGAGAAGAATACACAAGAGCTGTTAGAAGAATAGACAACAACTTAGATAAAGTTAATGATTATAAAAATGTATTTAACGCAAATGATGGGGCTTTGGTATTAATAAGAGGGCATAATTTAGCAACTTCTAGTTTAAAGTATTTAAATGCAGATGATAATGAAACTATTTATAAAGGCTATGAAAATTATTTTGGGACATTACAAAATTCTTATAAAACAAAGTTTATTCAAGATTTATATGATAATTTCTCTGATGGAAATGGAGCATTAGATATAGATGCTGTGAAATCTTATGTAGAAAAAAATAGAGTTGAAACATTATCAGATGAAAATATTAAACCAGTAGCAAAGGAATTGTATAAAAGTAGTCCAAATTTGTTTAATGATGAACAAGATGCTTTTAATTATATTAAAAAGAAATATGAAGATACATTAAATGAAATAGATAAATTTGTTAGTAAAAGAAAAGTTGAGAAAGAAAAAGATCAAGCAATGATGGCTATACAAAACACTAGGGAGATTTTAAGAGACGCTAATGCCGATATTACAAAAGCACAAAGTGGAGATTTGGATATGCTTGATGGGACTGTAACAGGTAATGCTGTTTTAAATAAAGTAATATTAGATAGAAGTTATGCTAATAATAAAGAATATATAGGACATAGTGACCCAAGACAATTTATGCAAATAATGGATGCTTCAAATACTAGATATTATAGTGCTGTTGGAAATCAAACTATCAAAGATAGATATGCAAGTAATATGGCAAATGCTTTGGCTGAGTATTATAAAACTCAACCAGATAAATATAATCCATATGTGTTCTCACAAGCTGAATATGATGCTTATGCAAATATATTAGAGAGAGATATATATAATACTAATCCAACTTATTTTGATGCTTCATCTAATCCAAGTAAAGCAAGAGCTTCAAGGGATTTTGAAGATAAATTTTTTAAAGAAACAGAAAGAAGAACAAAAGCATATAATAAATTAGTTAATTATGAACAAGATAAAGTTGTTGATATGATTAGAAATAAAATGCTAACAGAAACAAACAACTTTGATTATATGAAATCATTTTTTACCAATTCATTAGTTGGAAATGTTCAAGTGAAAAGATATAATCCTAAAACTAAAAAATATGAAATTGTAAATATTTCAGCAAAAGAATGGTTTAGAGATGAGTTTGGAATAGATTTTTCTAAGTCAGTTAGCAAAGATCGATTTTATGATTTTGTTCGTAAGGATGGTAAAAGAGCAATAGCATTAATTCGTGCTGGATATGATGATGCTTATGAGAATGGGGCAAATATATTTAATAGTAATTTTCCTAAATATAATCCAGATAATAATGGAGATTTAAACAAAATAGCAAACGCATATATTTATTTACCAGCATCCGATAATAAAGATAAAGGAGATAAAAAAGCATTTTCTATTGCTGTTAATGGCTTGGGAAATTATATGGGTAGATATAATAATATCGTTACACAAGTAAATAATAATGCTAATACATTAAAATTTACAATGGTTATAGATAGTAATTTGGCAAATCAAATAAGAAATGATGCTATTAATTCAAAAGGTGGAGTAACCCAAGAAGCATTTAATAAATATATGAAACAAGATGTTATACCACAAAGTGAAATATATAGAACAAAATATAATCAAGGAGAGTTAAAAGGACAAGATAAAGGAAAGAAAGATGAGCAAATAACTTATACTACTAAAACAAATATATTAGGAGAAGATATATCTCAAAGAGTTTTGAGTAAATATAAAAAAATAGACAAAAATCAAAATGTTAGAGGAGTTATTTATAAGACTAAATAAAATAGGGGGTATAAATGATATTAGATGATGATAGAAAATTAAGTACAAAAAAAGTAGACAAACCTAAAAGAGAAGATTTATTTGACATAAATCCAAATTCAATAAATAATACAGATCCAGTCTTTGTTGATGATGGTGGGTTTATTCAATCAGAAATAAAAAAGAGAGAAGAAAAAGAAGCACAAAAAAAAGAGAAACAATTTAAAAGAAAATTAGAAGAAGATGCTTTAATGAATTATTTTATAACTGATTATAGAAAGAAGAAATGGGGAGCTAAGTATGAAGCTATGAAAAACTTAGCTGTATCAGAAGAAGAATTATTCCAATTTCAAAAATACAAAACAGAGTGGTATAAATATAAATGGATGGAAGAACAAAAAGAAGATCCTAATTCTGGTTTTCATAAAAATCATTCTAATACCCCATTTAAAGATAAAATTAAAACAATGTATAATCAAGGTAAAATAGAAGCCAAGATTAGAGATGATGGATATTTAAAGAAAAGAAATATTACAAAAGAACAAAAGTTAAGAGAATTAAAAAATAAATTAAGAAGTTCTGGACAAGATACTATCTATGTATCAAATGATTTAATATATACAAATGAAGATGATGGAGATACAAGTGGTAAAACATTAACACCAGAAGAAATATTAAATAAACAAATAACAGAACAAAATCCAAATAATGAAATGCCAGATTTAAATGGAATGTCTATTAATGAAAGACAAAAAGCTATTCAAGAATATGCTAAAAAAGAAAAGGATAAAAGAGGACAATACTTAAATGCTATACAAATAGAACATTTATTAAATAAATCTCAATTACAAAGAATACAAGCTGAGCCTAGATTAGAACAAAACAAAGTTTTATATCAAGAGCACGAACAAAAAATAGAAGACTTAAATAGACAAATGAATGGATTTAAACAAGGAGTATCAACTATTACTGGTGGGTTTGGACAAGTTATTAGTGATAAATATAAAAGAAGAAATATGTTAATGGCTACTGGTGCTTCTGTTATTACTGGTGGAATAGCTGGTGCTGTTGGAGCATCTGCTACTGTTGCAGAAGGATTGGATATAGTTGTTGATTTAGTGGTTGGGGTAACACAAGACATTGGGGATCAAAGACATTTTGTAGAAACTATGGAAAATAGAAACATGACATATGATGAATATGTTGATACCATAACTATGTCTATTGTTACAAACTTAGGATTTAGATATGGATTTAAAGCACTTGGTAAAGCAGGAAAATGGACTTTAAGTAATGGATATAGTTTAACAACAAAAGCATTTTCTAAATTTGATGACGAGTTAATTCCAAGAATAAAAACTAAATTACAAAATTATTTAGGAGATAGTATATTAGCTAAGTCTGGGGATGTATCATATAGATATGATCCATTAACAGGGGAAACTGTTAGAACTTATATAGATGAACCTACATTAAAAGCTATTAAACAAACTATTAAAGAAACTGCCGAAGAAATAGAAGAAGCTACTGATATAAAATATGCAGAAGATCCGTTTAGTTATGGTAGAAGAAAACAAGACATTAGAGAAGCTGCTATAAATAATACAGAGATTAAAACATATAGTAAAGCAGAGGTGAATAATGCAGTTGATAAACTAGGAAAAGAGTTTGATGAAAATATTAGTACACAAAAATTAAAAGAAAAATATAATACAGAAGCTAATACTAGAAGAAAACAAAAAACTCAACAAAGAAATATAAAGAAAGAAATAGAACAAATTAAAAAAGATATTAAAAACCCTAGATTAGATAAGGCTTTAAATGATACTTATAATAAATTTCATAATGGAGAAATATCATATAAAGATGTTTTTGATGAATTAATTGATATTCAAAAAAGAAATTATATAGATAGAGGATTAGAGGGATTTATAGATGAAAATAGATTAGCTGGTAATATAGATGATACAATAAATAATTTGCCAGAAAAATATAAAACTACTAAAAGAGAATTTGCTAAAAGAGAAAAATATAAAGATGTTGGAAATGAAATTGAATTAGAAAGTTTATCAGATAAAGATAAAGCAGCATTGGAATTAGTATGGGACAATAGTAAATTAAAAGAAAGAGTATTAGAAAATATAAAAGATTTAGATGAAGCTACTCAACAAAAAATTATAAGTGAAATGAAAAATAGTTATTACAATGAATTAATAGCTAAAAATAAATTGACGAAAAAAGCTATAATTGAAGCAAGTAATGGAGATATGTTTCAGGCATTAAATGATATTGATGAAGCCTTAGAACAAAATAAAGTATATAGGGAAAAATTAGATGAAGAATTTGAACAATCAAAAGCTAAGGTAGAAGAAGAAGTAAAAAATAGTGCTGGTGAAAAGGTTGATGAAGAAGATATAAAAGTGGATACAGAAGAACCACAAGCAGAAGTTAGGGGAAATGGTGGAGAAGATAATTCAACTAAGACAAATGAAGAACCAAAAGAAAATGCCAACAATACAAAATTTGATAATCAACAACCAGAAACATTAGATGAATTAGCAACTGAATATGTCAATAATAAATTTAACAATAAAAAAGATAATCCATCTAATCCAAATAATGAAGCCGCTAAAATAGTAAAGCAAGATAAGATAGAAATATTTGAAGCTATTGATGGGGATAAGACTAAGGCTGTATCTAAATTATATGATCAAATAGATAAATTAAAAGATGGAGATTACATAGAATACATATCAAAGGAAGATGGGTATGTTACTGGTGCAATTCAATTAGGAAATAAAAATAGATATGTATACCAATATCATATCAAAGATACATCAAGTGAATTACTTGGAATTAAATTACATAATATAGATGAAATAAATTCTATTGGAAGTTCTCAAATAATTTTATTACCAAATAAAAAAGGAGATAAAGTAATTAGATTTCAAGGAGAAGCAGCAAGAGGAATTATTGCTACAAAAAACAATAGAAAATTAATGACACTTTATGTTGATAGTTTAATTAAAAATGAAATTCAAAAGGAAATTATTGTAAGAAGTACAGCTAATAGATTAGGTATTAAATCTGGTGATTTATCAACTAACTCAAATAAATTTATTGGATTTCATACATCTTTAAATGTAGTTCAAAGAATAGAAAATGCAAAGAATAGAATTATTGCAACATTAGATAAAAAAATAAAATTAGGAACAGATGGAGAAATGAGTTTAGGTAATTTACTAAAAGGGAATTTCAATGCCGAAGATTTTATTGGATTAATTAATAATAAAAATATGTTAGATATGTTGATCTTTTTAAATAAAAATGGAGAGAATTATTCATCTGATATATTTACTGGAATGAACATGGAAGATGTAAATAAAGCAATGAATGGAAGTCAATTTTTTAAAGATGGAAATTTTGTTGGGATAACTGTTGAAAGTAAATTAGATGGTAGTCAATATACATTTACAACACCACAGGAAGTAGCTTTATTTTATATGATGAATGAACATAGCGTAGGACAAATATCTATTGATAATCAATTTTCTCCTGTTGAACAAGAGTTTATGAAATATCTTTATGAGATTACACCACAAGAACAATTAAATAAAGTATTTATTGATGGGTTAGACGATGAAGTAAAAGCTATATTTAAATCATTTGATCCAGAAAATCCAGATTTAATTACTACTGCTAGTATGATTTCTGATTTAAGAGAATATATTTTAAATATGAATGAATTAGATGTTACTAAATTAAGTGCTTCAAATAAAGAGCATCCACTGTTTAGAATATTTCAAATAGAAAAAGATACACTTAAAAATGCTGATGCAAATGTTAAAGGAAATATGGGTGTATTTACAGAAAGAATATCTAGTGTTGATAATGTAAACATTATGCAATATATTGGCAATAGTTTATTTAGAGATGGATATAATATGAATGGTGTATTAAATCAAGTTATGCCAATTATGGATGCTATTTATACTAAGTTTGATGAAATGCAGGAAGTAACATTTAATAGAGATATGTATGTTCAAAAGGGAGTTGTTACTGCAAACAAAGTTAAAAATAAAAAAGGTGGACATGCTTATAAACTTAGTAAGATTGAAGCAGCCGAAATATTAAACTATGCTAATAATATAGAAAACAATATCAAAAATACTTGGACAACCAAAACAGAAACTAAAACATATACAATTAAACAAGCTCAAAGAATGGTTGAAAAAGATATGCATGATGTTTTAACTAATCAATATACAAATGATCCATTTCAAAATATTCATACAAAAGGTAAAAGTATTGGGAAGATTAAAGATTGGAAAACAATTAAAAACTCTAAGTGGTTTAAAAAGTTTGATGAACAATTTAGATGGTTAAATCAAAAGAATAAAACTATCATTAAAGCATGGGATGAAATGGTTGAAACTGGAATGCCAAATGAATTAGTCAATACAAAATTAGATAGTATTAGAAATTTTACATTAGACAGAGGAGAAATTCTTGATGACTATTTTGATGACTTGATGACTACTAGAACTAAAACAACAACTACTACTACAAGAAATCATACAGATTTGACAATAGAAGAAGTTGTAAAAAAACATTTAGAAACTGGGGAAGTAACACCAGAGCTTAAAATGTTGATAGATCAAATAGCAAACAAAGAAAAAATCAAAGTAAATTTTAATGAGTTGGGAGAAAGAATAGAACAAGCAAAAGCGTTATCTTCAAGTTTAATTGAGAAATATAATAATAAAATTGAATTTACTGAAAATGATATAACTAATTTTCAAGGGTTGATGGATTTTTTAACACCATTACAAAGAAAAGATTTTAATACTTGGTTAAAAAATCCTAATAAAAATTTATTATCACCAGAATTATTTAATAAAATAAATAATATATCTACTGAAATTACTGGTACATTTAGAGGTACAGATGATTTAATAAATGCACTAGATAAAAAGATTAGTTCTTTAAATAAGAATTTATATAATGCTTCACAAGGTAAAGTAAGATTAAAAAATGGTATGAATATAATTGATAAGATTAGACAAGCTGCTAATTTAAATTATATTGAATTGCCAGATAACGTTAAAGGATTAATTAATCAATATGAAAATTTAAATGATATGATTATATCATATAAAACAGCTAAGTCAATTTATAAAACAAGTATAGCAGAAGATCTACATGAAGTCAAAGGTGGAAGATTAACTCCAAGAGAAATGATGGCTGCTAATGAAATATTAAAAGGTGTAAACAAAAAGAATTTAATTGAAGGATTAGTTAAATTATTGAGTGCTGATTATGGTGTGGCTGCAACAGATGGTGGAGTTGGGAACTATTTTAAATCTCAATTATTTATTAGTCGTATGCAAAATTTAAATATGTATGATAGTAAAATATCAAACTTATTAACTAATTTAATATTAAAAAGACCAGAATATGGAGAAGGAAATATGAATTTATTTTATCTTCATGTTGATCCAAATAATTTAACACCAGAAATAAAAGCAAATTTAGATGCTAAATGGGAAGATTTTAAAGTTAATGTATATGAAAAATATGTTGATGATTTTCCTATGATACAAGGATTGGATGGAAAAACAACTAGACCAACAATACAACAATTTTATGCACAAATACTTCAATTTATGGACGATGTAGATAATTCAACAAGTAGAGTATATCTAAGAGATAGAGCTGGACTTGGAAGTAATTATATGCATGTAGGAAAATTAGCATATAGATTTGATAGTTTTGAAAAATTCTCACATTTCTTATTAGGATTTTCAGAGGATATGGATGCCTTAGATTTACAACATCAATGGGTTAGAGGATTTGATAATAATATTTCTTTATTAGCAGAAAGAGAAGCACTTGGTGGGGTAGAATTAAGAAAGTTTATAGGTGGATTAAGAGATATAACAGATCAACAACATTCTTATATTACATTGCAAACTATAAGAGAAGCTAATAGAAAAGGATTAACTGTTCCTAAGATAAATAATGAAGGAGAAATTAAAATTCAAGCTGATATATTAGCAACAGATATAGTTGATAAATCTATTAAAGATTTGGATAATTTATATTATAAAGCTACAAATAATAGACTACCAGAAGATATTGTGCATCAAATGAAAAATTATGGATATGAATATTTTAAAGATAAACCAGATATATTTTGGAATTGGGATCAAGAAAAAGGTAAAGCTGTTGCTGGAAATTTCTTAGATAATGAACAAGAATATATTAATGGAGTTTATAATTATATTCATAATAAAATGCCAGAAGAATTTAAGACACAAATAAATCAACTTATTGAAATAAACAAAGCTAAGAGTTTAAGTGAATTTTATGGAGAATTGAGTAGTAAAACATCTCAAAGATATTTAAATTTATTTGATACAGATAAGGCTTTAAGAACAGATTTATTTGATAATACTATAACAGCAACTAAAAATATAGCAGATAATCTTGAACACTATAAAGAACATAGTGCATTAACATATGGAGATCAACAAGCTAACATAACTCACTCTGCATTGAACTCAATCATAGGTATGGGTAAATCAACAGTGCTTCAAACAGTTGGAGCATTTGAAACTTTATTTTATGATTTAGGACAATTCATTAGAGGGAATAATGTTAGAAAGGGACTACCAGAGTTCTTTAATGTTATGATGAAACTACCACCAAGAGCAGCAATATCAACTGTAATGTTAGCTGGTGCTATATTAGATACTGGTTTTAGTGCAGCAAAAATAGCAGGAATGACTATTAATGGTATGGTAGATTTATTAAGTGGACATAGAATAAAATGGTTAGATACATTTGAACAACTACCACATTTAAATGAAATGGCGTTATCTTCATATATTTCAAATCGTTCTATTGATATTAGAGATGGAATTAAAGGACAACTTTTAAATCATTTAATGTCTATGGCTAGAAAAGGAGATAACAAGTTTGTAATGCTAATGAATAGATTAAGTAAGACAGCTGATAGTTTTCAAGGTGGATTGGAATTATATAAACAAATATGGAGTTTAGATCATTATGAACAAATGGTTGGATTAGATTGGAATAGTATTGGAAAGGAAATGAAAGCTAGATTGAATGCTTTTGGAATTGATAATAAAACATTAGACAATGTAAATGAAATACTTGAAAGAGTTAATGTAACAGAAAATGGAATGCCAAAAGCTGGTGCTGTATGGGAGCTAATGAATAAAAGTAATTCAGAATTATTACAATTAGGATTAGATAATACAGAAATTCAAGCAATAAGAAAGTTTGAAAATGCTATGAATACATCTATCTATAAAAGAAGTCATGATAATAATAGAGCCTTATTTAATAGGGTTTTAGGAAATCAAACTAAGATAGATAAATTTGCAGCCAATACTAAATTTGGATTTTATGTAACACCATTAAATGTATTATCAGATTACTTAGATAATATGTCAACTTATATAGATGAAGATGGTATGGTGTATACAAGTGATACATTTAGAAAATCAAATGGATTTAAAAAATGGGTAGCTGAAAGTGGAAAGAAAACATTTTATACAGTGGCAGTTGCAACCGTTGGTGGACTAGCTTATAATTATATGTCGCCTATTTATAATATGATGAGAGCTAAATGGGACAATGAAAGACAAGCAAAAGCTATGGCAGAATTTAATGCTAACTATAATTATAATCCATTTAATAACTGGAAAAATATGTTTGTTAATGGAATAGCTGGAACAACTGGTGGATTAGATTTTTCTGCAATGTCAAGTTCTGTAAGTATAGTAGCGAATAAAATTGTACCATTATCTCAAATAGTATATCCATTTATTGTAGGACATAATAAACCATACGACTTATTAAATTTAGATAATGATGGAGAACAAACTTGGGTACAAAAAACTTTAAAGATAGATAGAAATACTTATGAAGCTGTTAGAAATTCTGGTGGATTGGAATTAGCCAAAATGTTATTATGGGGGACATATGGATTTACAAATGAATTAGCTGCAACAAAATTGAAAACAATGATATTTGATAAGGCATATAATAATACTGAGAAAGCAGAGATATTAACTAATCAAATGAAAAAAGTTGGACAATTTGATGCTAGTGATTTAAGATTTGGAAATGGAATTAATGAAACCGATTTAGGATATGACATAGATAGAATGAGTGGAGAGGGTACTAAATCATCTATTGAAGTTAAAGATTTAGCAAATGAAATTTTATCAATGGATAATCCTATTGTAAAAATAATAAAAGAAGCTAGAAATTTACCAGCATATATTAAAGCTAGACAAAATAGTTTTGATGATAATGATGATGTTATAGTAGCCGGTAATGTAGAACAAGGCGATGAAGATAATTTTAAAGAGCAAACTCAATATAAATATGATGATGTTGTTGATAGAAAATGGTTTATGGAATTTGTTGACAATATGAAATTAATAAAAAATGAAGTAGAAGATATTTTTAATACATCGTTTGAAGATAAGTTGGATAATACTACTTTATCTTCACAAGATATAGAAGAAGCTGAATTTGATTATAAAAGAACAGTTGCAACTTTTGCATTAAATCAATATAGGAAAGATCACAATGGTGATTTATCTGGATTAACAGAAGATAAATTAAAAGAATATTATATTGAAGCTGATAAAAAAATGAAAGGGGGAATGGTTAATGCAGTACAAGGACAAATGATTGGAATGTACTACGAAGACCAAATGAATATGATAGATGCTTATATGGATAATTATTTAATGGGAATTATCCCAGAACAACAATTAGAAAAATCATTTGAAGAAATATTTTCTAAGGATGAAATTCAAAAAAGAATGAATAATATGTTTACTTTGGAAGAACAAAATTGGATTAACAAAAATATTATTAATGTTATGGGTGGAAATAAATATGTTAATAAAGCTAAGGTTGTAGTGATGTCCGAAATGTTATCTACTCAACAAGAAAACTTGACATTAAAAGACATTCAATTAGCTGTTGGTGTAACAGATGAAATGGTTAATTCAGAAATAGATATTGATGGATTAAACGAAGTTAAAGAGTTAATGAAATCTCAGTATGGAATTAATATGTCTGATGAACAAATTAAACTTATGGCATATACTGGTATAACACCAGATGAATTGGCTATGGGTAGAAATCAAATAACAGATATGCTAAGATATAAAGATGAATTAGGAGATAATAAACCTAGAACTTTTTATAATATCATACCAAAAGATGAATATGAAAGAAATAAATTTATTTCTACAATAGCTAGTATATCAGCTAATCCAATAAATGCAGCTGGAATTATTTTAGGTAATACTTATAATGATAAGTTTAAACAAACATCATTAAAAGAAAAAGCTATGGAATATGCTGGATTAAAAGAACCAAGAAAAGAAACAAAGCAAGATATTGGCACACAAAAAATTCCAAAACTATCTCCATATGCGGCTGCAAGTGAATATACACAAGCAGACTTAGATGCAGCAATAGATAGAATACCTAAACTACATCCTAATGACAAAGTAAAGGATCAAAATATGAGAACATTATTAAAGGTTGCAGCACCTTATGCACAAAAATATAATGTTCCTATTGAATTAATCCTTGCTCAATTCTCTATGGAAAGTGGATATGGTACGAAAGTTAAAGGTAAAAACAATTACTTTAATATGACTACTGGAAGTAACTGGACTGGAAGTTATACTACGACTAAGAATAAAGCTAATGGTAATATATATCATTGGAGAGATTATGATAGCTTAGAACAAGGAGTTGAAGACTTTTGTAAATGGTGGAGTAGAGGAAAAATCAAAGGGATACCTAGAAGAAATGCAGATGGTAGTGTAAACTTAGCGGCATTAAAAGTATTTGCAGAAGAAGGAAATTATTATAAATCTATTCTTCAACAAATGAATGTAATGAAGCAAAGAGTTGGAAGTGAAGTGTACGATATTTTAGGACAGTCTAATTTAATTGCTAAATCATATCCTGTTGATAGTATAGAATTGCAAACTTATGCAGGAGAAAATATAGGTACATCTAATACAGAAACTTTATCATTAGATACCACATTACAAATGATGGGAGTTCAACCTAACGATGAAGACATAGATAGTACATTGGAAGTTAAAGGAATACATCCATTAGCTAGAAGAATGATATACGAATATAGAGATTATGATCCAAAGAATGGGGACAGTAGAGTTCATCAATATCAAATTCAAGGTGGTAATATGCCAGATGTAGATGGTGTTCAAGACTTAGGTTGGGATGCATCTATCATAGGATATTTAGGAAGTGATTATATTACAAGTAAATCTGTTAGTGCAGAACAATTATATAGAAATAATGGAATAGAAATCAAACCTAATGAACCATTGGAAAGTGGAGATTTAGTATTCTTAGATAATAAGAATGGAGATATATTCCATGTCAATGTAGTAATAGCAGCGTTAAATAATGGTACTGTTATAACAATAAGTGGTAATGAAAATGAAGAAGGTATGGGAATTAAGGCATACAATCGTAGCGATATAAAGAAAGCTAAGAGATTACCAATGAGAAATGATGGTAGTGTTAGTGGTGCAAGAAAAGAAACTAAATAAAATTTAAGTGAGTATAGAGGTGAATGATAGTGTTGTACATAATAATATTAATATTATTGTTACCTGTACTCACTTTTATTTTTCATAAAAGAGAGATCAAGTTTACAATAATATATTTTGATTTAAGAATGGATACAGTATATAGTTTAGAAAAGTTTGCATATATACATGGCAGAACATTTATAGGAATGCAAGAATATAAGAATGTGATGGTAGTTAAGGATGGTGAATATATAATCTATTTACAATCTCCTTGTTATCAGTATAAAAATTGTATTGATAATAAAGATTTTCCCACATATAAGGATGCATCATCATCCCCTTCAAAACAAGAGAGTGCATAAATACTAGGGTTGAAAAGAGTAATAGCAAGTATAGGTAAATAGATAAGTTGAATAGGAAAATAAAGGAACATACGAAGAATAGAGGGATAGAGGTAGTGCTAGACATAAGGTAAATAGGGTATTAGGTGATGCTTATGATGTTTTAATTTGTGCGTGAGGGGAGTATACTCAATCCCACATCCACGAGCCTATAAAAACCATTCATTTTAAATAAAAAAAGGGGGTATAAAACCCCCTTTTTTTTTACCCTACAAAAATTCCCATAATACCCTATATTATTACTCATCTGTGTTAAGTCTATTTACTTTAATATCACTTGTAAAATCTCTCCAATTTTCAAAGTAATCAAATTCATCCCTTTCACTATTATATCTTGCTATTTGAGCTTCTCTATTTCTAAATCCAACCCATTTCCAATTTTCATCCATCTTAATCCATCCCCATAGACATCTAATAAATCCATAAAAGTATTCATCTCCAAAGCAAACTCCATCTCCTAACTCTTTATCTTCTACCAATAACTCCTTTCTTAATTCATCTATCATTGGGCACATACTAAATAATTCTATCCAACTATCTTCATCTTTCAATTCAAATATATTTTTATGTGTTAGCCAAACTCCATTTATTTGGAAATCAAATACTTTATAAAAAAATAATAGAAAATCTTTTTTCAATTTCATTACACTATCATTATTATGAAACATATTGAAAAATCTAGGAGTTAGCATTTCCTTAGTTTCATAATCCTTAATCCACTTCAACAATATCTTTTTAATATTATGTTTATGGGACATTGATCCACTCAATCCACTTCTATCATAACAGAAGAATGTAGCATCCAATATACCACAAATAGCATTCCATTCTAAGTTTGTATACCCTAAGTTTAAATTTACTAAATGTTTTTTTAATTCTCTATTCTTATATCCATCTTTAAATAATCCCCAGCTCCATCTATCCAATCCTCTCCACTCATCATTATTCCCCCACTTTAAATCTTCTCCTTTATCTACTCTATAATTTCCATTTCCATCTACTCTCCTACTTCTACTAACACAATTTTTAAATAGAGTATTGTGTTCGCATTCTTCTACATACGAAGCATCACTCTTTACTCCATCTTTTCTATATCTTACTATTAAGTTTTGGAAATCTCTATCAAACATACTTCCAATATAATATCTATATTGTTGTCTAAATTTATCTCCTATTCTATCATTCCAATTATATAATCTTGTACTAATCATATCATCCATATTCCATTCCCCATCACTACAATCCACATCAAATCCTTTTCTATTATTACAGTTTAGGGGAAATATATTTTGATTTTGTAGTACACAAACCATCCTAATATTAGGATAAATTCTTTGATGTTTAGGTACATTCTTTTCAATCCATTCTTCACTATAATTATTTAAATCATTCATTGCAACACCTAATGATATTTCTCTATATCTTCCATCTGTCAATGGAGAAAAATCACTATGATAAAAGGGTGCAAATACAGCACCCATATCTTTTCCACCTAATAACATAATACATCAACTCCCTTTTTTTATTTTATTGATATTCTTTTATATCAATATCAAATACAAATGTTTTATCTTTGTTATCATTTACCCAATTTATTAATCCAACCTCTTTATCAAATCCACCTGCAACTATTGGATATATAAATCTTTCTTCTTCATACGCATAATAAGATTTATTATCATTGTCTATCTCAACCAAGATAACATCAGTTAGGAAATTTCCATCTAAATCTGTGAATAGTTTTGGTACTTCACTTCCCTTACATTGAGTTATACCTCTATCAATTAAACTAACTAATTTATCTAACTTAATTTGTTTATCTTCTTCAAGTTCTATATCAGTCAATGTATCAACATCTTCATATAGCTTACTATTAGTTGATGGAGTACAACAATTTCCATTTACATTAAAAGGAAATTCATCATCAACAGTATCAACATAATCATCATACCCATATAAACTATCATAGTAATTCCATCTTCCATTTTTGTAATAAGTGTTCCCAGCACCAGTACCTCTCCAAGCCAATGTATCTCTTTTCCATTTCCAGTGCATATTTGAATACCATAACATATCTTCGTGTTGAGTGAAAGCACCAACTCTATCTATTGTACCATCTGTGTTTAGGATAGCTAATTTGCTTCCTATAATTTCTTCAATAGCTTTTAATACTTTTGGAAATTTATTCCAATCTTTATTCATTTCACTAATTGGATATAATTGAGTTTTAATAAACTCCATAGTATCACTTAACTTTCCTGTTTTAAGTACAGTAACAGATGATACTATTCCATTATGAGCAATAGCTTTTGGTTGTTTTCTTAAACTTACTGCACATAAATCTTCTTCATTCTCACTCAATGGGAATGGGTGAGTGTTACTTTTATTAATCAATCCGTGTGTAGTAATTCTACAATGAAGGATCATACTAATATTTACTAAGTCTGGGTCTTTATATTTAAACCCTAACTTAGTTAAGTAATTCCATAAATCATCAAACTTCATAAATCCTTTTTCTATTGAGATTGGTTGAGGGTTTTCTGGTGTACCAATAGTCCAAGCAATACCTGCACCATCTGGGTTATGATTAAAACATTTCTTTAAATTTTCCTTACTAATTAATTTTTGTCCTCTTTCTTTAACTATTATAACGCACATATTATCACTTCTCCTTTAAATTTTATTTACTTATTTTAGCATTTTTTCTTTTTATTTGTCAAGTCTTTTATATTCACACCAAGTAATTGGCACATATGTTTTTTAAACATCTTATTATTACTTAGTGGAATTAAGTCTTTCAATTCCATTTCCTTTAACTCTCCATAAGTTCTTGTGTTAGCTACAACACAAAGTAATAGAGTTAGTTCCAAGTACATTGATATTAGTTCTGGGTTTTGTGTTCCACCCCATAATCTAATTTCAATAGTCTTACTATGATTTGTATTAATTGCAACATACTTATCATCTGTATATGCTACATCATATAATTTGCTTTGCTTAGCATTCCATAACTTCATTAATTTCTTATCAGTCCTAAATAGATGAGGCATCTTACAATATCTATTTTCTCTACCTCTCCTACTTACTTTCATTATATCATCATTCCATAACTCAAATAGATAGTTCAACTTTTGTGGTAAATCATCTTTAAAAGATTGTCTACCTATATGGATATGTAATCCACATCTATCTGATGTTGATGTATAATAAGATAAGAAATGTAATAACTCTTGTAAATCTTTTATTATATTAGGTACACCATTTATATTTATTTCAAATGGATGTGTAACAATTTCTAATCCATTGTTTAGGCTTCCATCGTGTACCACAAAGTATCTATCCTTATCTTCTAGGTTATTTTTATTTAATAAGTTTACAGCATTCACAATTCCATTTCTATCTTTTTCACTACCCTTTGCTTCCACCTCTAACTCAATACCAAGTGTATAAGTTTTTCTTTCTATACCTTTCTTAGTAGTTAAATCATTTATCTTATACTTGTCTGGTATAAAATTATGATAAAGCAATGGATTATTATTTGTTTTGGTAATTCTCAATACTCCATCTGGTGTAAATCTCTCTTGACTTTTGTGTTCAAAGATACTGTGTTCAACATATTTTTGTCTTAGATAATGTATTGGTGTATTATTAATTTCACCTCTTTCCCTAAAAGATACTTTTAATTTATCAAACTCCTTTATATTTATTATTCTAATATTGCTGCTTCCAGTTGTATTAATTTCTTCATCTCTTGCTAAGTCTAAACATTGCCAACTTTCACTTCCACAAGGTAAAAAGGTTGAAACAATATCTTTATTAATTAATATACCATCGCATTCAACCATATATTTATCTAGTATACAAACATTGGTAAAGTTGCAAAATCTAAAATTAAAGAATGTAATATGATTACCCCAATTTTCTTCAATAGTTTTATCAACTTCTTCTACTGTTGTATGTCTAGTCCCGTGATAAACTAAATTACCATAGTCGTGATTGAATAATAACAGATGATTTTTGGCATTATAAAATTTATTTCCACATCTAACAAATATAGTTTTATCTTCAAGGCATCCTTGATATAACAATGTACCACATTGATAATTTGTTCCTAAGTCTACACCTAAAATAAATACTTGTGTATCCGCTAAATCATTTTCATCTTTTACATAATAAGCGCTCATAATATCATCAATGAGTAGTTCGTCAAACATATCTGGTGCTTCTTGTCTAGCCAATACCCTATTAATATCTTCTTTTTTGTTATACAATCCATATTTTTGTAGTACATTATCTGGTATACTACACTTATATACCATTTGATTATTTGGTATTTTTATATCATAAAAAAGCATCTTAACATCACTCCTTCCAAGATTATGTATAGGATAAGTCTTTGAATTTGATTATCCAAAGTCCTATCCTTACAAATATATAATTCAAATAATATTATTAAAACATATATCCAGCCAATAGCATAGATATAATTAGTCATCATTATCTTCTCCAATTAATGTAGCTTGATATTGATAAATTAAATATAATTGAACCTCATCCCAAGTTGTATTATTTTCTTTCAACTTAGATATAAATTGTTCTTGTATTCCAGTGAAATCATTTTCTCCATCTACTCTAACAAATCCACCAAGTCCTGTATTACAAGTTGTATATATTCTATTATATATTCCATTTGTTTTATCATTCAATAGGAATAGAATTTTCTTTCTATCTTCCATTCCATTAAAATCTTTTTGATACTTCAATCCTAATTCATTTACTATTTCTGTTATTGTTTTCATTTTAAGTCCCCCTTTAATTTTATCAAAGCTAAACATTTTACCAAAATCTTCCAGTCCATTAACTCTAAAATTAATATCTATAATATAATCTATCTTATCTCTTAGTCTAATCACTCTAAATGTTTTAGTAACATCTTCATAATCCATTACTAAGAATGGTTGAGCATCTGTAACAGAATATATTACAGTACCAACTTTTATTTCTCTCTTATCCCATCTATTATTATAAAAATCTTCCCATTGAATATCATTTAATTTAATTTCAACTCCCTTGTCTAATATCTCATCTGTTAGAGTTCTACAAAACTCAATCATCTTATAGATAGTATTTAATCTATTTATAATTGTTTCCCAACTTGTAGTAGAATTAAATATTCTTATTTCAATAGTATCATAATCTGTTTTGTGAGTTGCTGAATATTTGTTTTTACATCTATTCAAGCATTTCCACCAATAATCAGATACTATGTTTGCAATATCATATTGATTTCTGTATTTTGCAAGTAAAGATATTTTTGTTTCTATATTATATTTTTCAATCAATTCTCTTGGTGCTGCATAATTTCTAGTATGTCCTTCATCTTCTCTTTTACTCCATTTATATAAATTATCCCAAAATTCATTTTTATTCATTAATGAACAGAATAGAATTTGACATAACTTAGATTTCATTATATTATTAGGGTAGAAATCATCTTGGTTGATGTGTACATGCATACCAGAATTCTCTCTATACACATCATAATTATCATTTAATATATCCAAAACTTGTTTCATAAATTCCATATCACTTAAATCATTTGGATGAAAGTTCATTGGACGAGTTACAAATTCACAACTATCTTCCCATAATGATCCATCTTCTTCCAGTGTAAAGTCTAATGTTCTATTATTTAAATCTCTATAATAAGTAGTTGGATATAGTCCAGCATCATTTAATCTTTTAATAAATCTTTCTCTATAATAATCAGATGTATCTGCTTCAATCCATTCATCATCGTCATCATAGTATCCATCGTTGTCTGGGTTATCAAATTCCCATTCTAATTCAATTCCTATCTTTATTTTTTTATCCATCAAATCTTCTCTTAGATTAGATGGTTCTTTATATTTGTTAAAACTTTTGTTGTGGTATCCTAATATAGTTGTTGGCATTCAAATCATCTCCTTTTTATTTTTCAAATAATATATACGCCCAGTTACCATTTACAGCAATACTAATTGCCTTTGCTCCATTGTTTTGGTGTTGATATTTTATTTCATTTTCAATATCTTCACCAACTCCTTTTCCAGTTGCATTAAATTTTACATAAATTGATTTAACATATTGTTCAGCTTTCACTTGAATTGACAAGCAACTCAATAAAATAAATCCTAAAAATAATTTTTTCATAATATCAACTCTCCTTTATTTCTTTTTGCTCCACTTAGTATACCAATATTTTTTTCTTTTGTCAAGGGAATTTATTTTAACTATCTTAATTATTATCCCTAAACATAATATAACTATCGGGATCCATCTCCAATCATCTGTATCTCCATTAATGTATGCTAGATACAGGACACCTAGCATAATTATAGAGTAGCCAAAGCATAACATTATTTGCTCTCATATTTTAAATTTATTTTATAGTTTGCATCATACAATATGTCCTGTAACATTGTATATACATTTTCTAATATGTCTGCATCAAACATATCATCATTAAAATAGAATACCATAATTGGCTCATCATCTTGTGCTAATTCTATTTTAATATATTTGTATTTACTTAAATCATTGACAAGCATATTTTTAATGCTCATCAATAGATATCTTTTAATATCATCTCCATTTAATTTATTATATACATTGTAGAACGAATGTATAATAATATTATCCAATAAGTTTCTTTGTTCTCCTGTTAAATCTTTTATCTTTTGTATCATAATAAATCAACTCCTTTATCTATCTAATAATCCTTTTATGTAATTCCAACTAACACTCCAAGTAATTTTCATTTTATTATATTTTTTATTGTTATCATTCAATGGGACAACTCCCCAAGCTGACACTTCAAAATATCCATCTGGATGTCTTGTATTATATTTAATTAAATGTTCTGATACATAAGTTATATTATTACTTAATGTATATCTTAATACAACTTTTTTAAATCCTTTTTTAGTTTTAATTATATCTAATATATCAACTTTTGTTCCAAAAAATTCTTTGAATACTCCTAATACATTTTCTAATTTCAAATATATTTCTTTTTCTTTTTTAGTCATCTTTATCTTCTCCTTTATATATCTAAATTCAATAAACTTAAATCTTCACCAAAACAAACATAGGTTTTATTTCCACTATTAAAGTACCAACAATCTCTTTCATTAAGATATTTAATTTTTATAAATTCATATACACTTCTATTTTCAATTATCCATTTTTGAATTGATGGTATCAACTCTCTATTATTAATTATCAATTCAAATGATGATTGATACCCAGATAACATTTCAACTTTAATTATATTATCATTTATAGTTATTAATTTATCTTTAAATTCATATTTAATTTTATTCATTTTATTATCTCCTTTTATCTATTAAATTCTATTGTTGGTATATAGTCAACATTTTTATTTAACTCCATACCTTTTATAACTTTATTTAATTGTTCTCTAATATATTTAAAATTAATATTATTATCATTGTAGAAAACTTTATTTCCTTTAATAGAAATAATATTATTTACACCTTTTATAATAATATCATTATCAATCTTGGCTTTTCTTTTATAATGATACCATACATTATAAAAGTTATCTACAAATATATTTATTCTATCTTTTAATACCATATAAAATCACTCTCCTATTATATTTAAAAAGTGGATATTATTTATTTTAATATCCACTTTATTTATTTATTAATCTCCATAATATCCATTATTGAAATTTCTAGTTTGTTGATTATCCAAACCAGAGAAATCATACCAACTAATTCCATCTATTACAGATGTTTTTTCTAATAAGTCAGCATTATTTTCAACGAATTGATTACAATATTCTACCATATGTTTTAGCATAGATAGTCTTTTCATAATAATTTCTTTTTCTGTGCAACCTTTGAATATTCTTACTTCAATAGTTGCTGCATTTTGTCTATTTACATAGACATATCTGCTATACCAATTATTATCTGCTGTGTGAACATCCAATACACTATCAAAAGATCCGTTTTGACTTTTAGCGTATGATGGAGAGATACAATTTCTACCAGATAATAAACAAATATTATTATCAAAGCTGTTAAATAAGTAAACAAATAATTGAATAGCCTCTCTATTAATAAAACTATTTCTATCAATATGTATATGTCCACCACAATTATTAAATTCTCTATCTGTTTCATTTTCTAAATAATTTAATGACTTAGATAACCAATTTGGTAACTCTCCATTAAATATAAATGGAGATGTTACCATTTCAAAACCATCTGATAGAGATCCATCTTCTTCTAATATGAAATTTCTTTCACTATCAGAATAATTAGCAACTAAAAATTCAGCTGCATCATCTCTGTCATATCCAAACTCAACCTCTACTTCAAGCCCAGCTTGAAAGTTAGATCCTCTTTGGAATTTTTCTGGATTTCTTAAATTTCTATCTGATGATTTATAAGAATGAATATAGACTTCATCATAGTCTCCATTTAATCTATATTCATCTCTATAATCATCATACCAGACACAATCAGTATAAAACCAATCGTTTTCTCCATCTATGTATACAAAATCACAATTTGGAATATAATCTGGATCATTATCTATACTCCATTGACTAATGATATCAAAGTTATTTCTATCTTCATCCCAATATAGACATTCATAACCTAAATTATATGATAAATATTCATCTATCATATAATCTTTAAAACAATTATCAGTATAATATCCATCTAATGTTATACGCATTCCAGCTGGATAGTATGCTGATGATCTAAATGCGTATGGATGGATATTATCCAATTCAATATCCAATCCTAATTTTTCAAGGTAGGTATTAGGCACAAGGACACCATCATCTGTGTCTCTTGCATTTTGAACTAAGTATCTCATTCTATTATCAAAATTGATCCAAGTTGGTAAAATTTCTTGGATCTTATTATAAATATTTTCTGTATTTTCTGAGTATAATCTTTTTAAAGTCATTATTGATAACTCTGTACAGTTATCAAATAAATATATATCTAATTCAGGATATATGTTAGAATATCCTTGAATTATAATATTTAATTTATTATATATAGCAAATTGAACTAAACATATAATCCAATTTTCTTTATTAGATCTGTTGACATTAAGGATATTTGATCCGTAATATCTGATGTGATCAAGTGGATGTGTAGAATAGTCTAAACTATCTACACTTGGAGCAATTAGATCATCTACTCCACTTAAATCTGTGTTAGTTGTAGCGTTGTCATTGATGACAACTTTACTATAACTATCTAATATATTATCAGAAACTATATTAAAAGCTATTTCTGATCCCATAGATACATCTATTATGATGTATCCATTATCAATATATTTCCTATTTATTACAGATAAAGTATTATCTGTTTTTATAATATTAAATAAGTGAGTTCCTTTTTTTACAGTTTTATTTTTTACTATTATAGGTTTTAATGTCATTTCATTTTCTCCTTTTTATTAAAATAGCTGGATACTTTTTATCATATCCAGCTTTTATCTTATTATTATTTTAAATATATGCTTTTTTGATTAGCAATATCATAAATTGCTATTTGATCCCTACTTCTACCTATCATTCTAGCATCTTCTATATACTCAAATCTATCACTGGCATCAAGGTATAAATATTCTCCATCAAGCCATCCACCTAAATAGCAGGCTTGTTGACTTGCTTGATCCCAGCATTCTCTTAACTGTTTACCTGTTAAATCTTTTAATTTAATTTTTAAAAGATCTTTAACAGACACCATATATCCGCTATTTAATTTTGTTTCTCCATAGGTATTTATTAAAGCATTCAAGGATAATAAAATAATAAAGGTTAAATTATCCTTAAATACTTAAATAAATACCTATTATTTAAAATAGTTATTTATTTTTTTTATTGTTTATTTAACGATGTGCTATATACATTTACCTAGTTGTATCGTCTCACAACTGTACACCAATGCAACAATATAATCATTTTCATAAACTCCATAGGCGTCTATTACTCATTTTTTAAAGTTGGTGATATTCTACCACTATAAACGGCACCGCTTGTGCATCCGTTTCATTGGCTATATAACTTTATAGCCCACATCTATTTTAGAATTATATCAAAAATTCATTATTACTTTTTGAGTTTTTAGAGTTGGAGAAGTAGCGGATAACTCCAACTAATGAAATATTGATATATTCAGTTGCTAATGTCCTTTTAAATATATATAAAGTATATAGTACAATTTATTTATCATCAATATTGTCAATGATTTTACAACTAGCTTTACAGGTTGTATCTGTTAGACTATCTAAAATATTTTACAAGTGAATAGCCTACACTTGCAAGGTATTGACGGCGTCCTATGGACTACCACCTTTATTAATAGCTTTTAAAAAGGTTGCTATTATAACCTTTTCAATGCTTTTCGGTGTAGGTTGCATTGATAACCTATATTTTTTAATGCTTTGGATATAGCCGCATTAATGGCTATTTTTAACTCTTTATGGAGTAGGTGGAGTTAATCACCTTTCGTTATGCTATTATAATAACATAACTTTAAATTTTTGTCAAGCAATTTTTTATTAAATTTTTTCAAGTTGCTTATAAGACATCTTATATTGTTGCAACTATTAAAAATTTACTGTATTTTTAAAGTACTAGGGCTTTAAAACAGTCTTATTTAATTGCTTTTCTATAATATACTATATTTTTAATAAAAAGTCAATAACTTTTTTAAAAATATTTTTTATTATAGTTGGTGGAGATTTTTTGATGTCTCTCACCTGACAATATAATGATAACATAGTATATAAAAAATGTCAATACTTTTTTTATTTTTTTTATTATTTTTTTTTGCATCCTATTGAATAAGTGGTAAAATGGACTTTTAAGGTATTATAAAATATAACTTTTAATTGAAATTAATGTATATATACGCCCCCATCACAAAAGATGCATGGGCTAAATACTCCACCTAAAACGATTGAATAACTATTCAATTATTAGCACTCTATTAAAGCGGTTGCTAATATTTA